ATGGGATTGCCAGTGGCTGTGGGGTTGGGCGTAACCAGCTCATTCAAAATGTAAACATACAACATGCCATTGTCTGTGTTCGCATCGTAAGTTGTGGAAGTAACACCACTGTCTTCCCCAACGTGCCAAGCGAGGTTAGGGTAGCCCGAAGCATTGTTCCTAGTGTTATAAATAACATCTGGAACCCTCAAATAAGGTTTAGTCTGACCCCAAGTGACATTTTGAGTGAATTCTTCAGTAGTGGAACAATCAATAACCCTACTGTAAGTGGTGTTAAGGTCTGGATTGCTACTGCCACTCAATCCAGGATTGGGATCGTAAACAACCTTAAGTCTGAATTTGTGAAACGTTGATTTCATGATTCTAAACCTAAACTTAATAGAGCCCTTCCAATAGACAAATGGCTGGCTAGCGTGGCAAAGTGGCGTTTGGTTAATTATACGTCCTCTTTCCGCCCTGCCTGAAGTGGTGGAAGGAGTGATAGTAGACAAAGCTGGCATAACCCTCATAGCAGCTATCTGCTCTCCAGAAGTCTGTGATACTGTAATCGGGAATTGAAATAGCAAGGCATCCTGCTTACACTGGTCTGCAATTACAAGCCTGTCAGGCTCGTCAATGCCAACCGTGCTAGAACTAACAGAAAGCTCTTGCTTTGGGTCAATAGAAAGCTTAGACACGTGCTCAAAAAGAGTCGTGGAAGCAGTATCGGACAAATAACTGTTTACAACCCTAGTGTCAACTGACTGGGGATTAACTCTGTCAAAGCCAAAGGCTTTAGCTACTGAACCAATGCCTCTGGCAACTTTTGAAGCAACAGTGGCTGGACCACCCAAAACGGGTGTCATGGTGTCAAGCCCGTCAGCAATAGCAGTTGCTGTGTCGGAAATGATGGAAGGATTTTCCGTCGAAGACGGAACTAAAGAACCTGACACAGCATTCGTAGGGATTGAAAGATTCACATTCTCTGCCCAAGCAAAAACAGTAATAGTGACTGGGGCATTTGATGCGTTAGCATTCCTAAGAGGCATAAAAGAGGTGAACCTCAACTGCCCAGCACCCTGCCAATCTCTAGCTGGTATAGAGTACCAATTGTAAGGTTGGAAAAAGGGAAGTGTGATATTACCACCTTCAGACTTGGTCGGAGATATGCTGAAATTGGGCCTCTGCGTGTAATAAATAAGGCCACCAAGGTCAGTATAAGGGTCACCATCAGGTGTTGGAAGATATGAAACAAGTAGATCACCATAATAAAAGGCATTACCGTTAATCACGACTTTAACATGAATGTTGCATCGTAACAAATTATAATTGTCTATTTTCTGAGTGACCTTTGAATCATTAAGATACAGTGACCAAGGATCTATCACAAAATCTGCATCGGAGTTGACATCCCAAGAGTGCTGATGAATTTGAATTGGACGTTTGAGAAAGTCCGCAAGCGTTGCATCAGAAGCTCCTCCCTGAGAATAAGCTCCATCCATAGAAGTGGGGATAGAAGTATCGTGTTGAATTTCATCGTCCTCAAGACACACGTTTTCTTGAGAAGTGCAGCCTTCCGTGGTAGAAAAGCTAAGAGTCGAATTAGGGACAAAGTCCCTACTAGTTTTAATCGCGTCAAGCGCGGAGTTAAGAGTTAAAAGAAAAATTTTCATGGTTAATAAAATAAAGGTCGGGCTTGCAATTTCGATCTTCAGGGCGCCGAATGCCGTAGAAGAAAGTCCATGTCTCGGTAGGAAGCCGGATTTGTTAGGGTGTTTACTCACCACCGCCGAATCAGAGAGCTTCCCATCTCTCCAACTCCTGAACAGAGCCTACGGCTTGTTCCTCAGAATACGTCAAAGAATTGCAAATTGGAGAAAGCCTGCATTCATGTTTTGACTTATTGTAAACGGAGGATAAGTAGGCGTTTCGCTCTGTAAGAGTTGACTCATCATAATCAATGTCAGAAGTGTGGCCAAGATAAAGTGATTTAAGAACACTGTTGTCTGTCAATACTCTAATAGCAGGTAGATAAGACTGATCCAGCACAACATAATTCTTGTTGCTGCTAACGACGTCCTCACTAGCAAATGAAGATATCATTGCAATTCTGCCGGCGGAAATAAGTCCAGACCTACCAATTAATAGCCTATTTCTGTGCAATGTCCTAAGACGACGCATCTCTACTGGCCTGCTAAGTTTGAGAATGGCATTAACCATAGAATGGTGAGCACCAAAGAAGACTTTGTGTTTGTTAACGCAATCTGCTCTAATGACTAGTTCAAGAACAGCTTTCTGTATAATATGGTCACTATCATTAAGAACGGCATTTATAAACTTCTCATACCTAATAGGAGAAGCTGACAATTCTATAGATGTTACAAAAAGAAGTCCAGCCAAAAAAGAAGTGACGTTATTGTCATCTGTCATCCATTCCTTAGGACCCATGCCGTAACACTTGGTGAGAGACGTAGATTTAAGCATCATAAACTCACCCACCAAGCTACGCGAAAGAAAAGCATCAACATCGTCATGTGTAACTTGGAACCCAGTATGGACCTCTATTTTCCTAGCAATCCAACCAGCAGTAAAGTTTTTCATTCGCTTTCTCAATTTGTCATTTCCTGGTTCAGCTACTACAATATGCATGTCATCGCCATACACAGAAAAATTAACATACTGCTGTACATAGTCCCAAGCAGTGTTGCTATCAAAGCCAAAGTTCATGAGCTCAGTAATTGCAGTATTATAAAGGAGAATAATGCCACACATGATGTTAAAATGTGTTGTGATTGGGGAACCAGAAATGTTGCCATGATGGATGTAAGTGGCGTAACCATCACTCACGGACCACCAGTGTTGTAAAGCATAAACAGCATTGTCGAAAAGAGGCAGAAATTGTGCGTAAGTGCGCATACCAGCACTCTCAAGTTTCTTGTCGTACGTCATAGACATCCATCTAACTTGATCCCGCCAAAGCTTGAAAACGACGTTACTAATGTCACCATCAATAGAAGCATCCATTTTCTTAATGTCAAGGGAGCATGCAGTAAAGCGTTCACCTGGAGCATAGTGGACGCAAACGGAAGCCTCAGCATAAGGTGGTTTTCCGTATGGACTAGACCAAATGGCATTAAAATGGCTGAAAAACCTAAGCATGAAGCTAAAAGCGCACCTAAGAGTAATGGCTGTGGTTGTAGGAACATTTTGAATAATCCTGCAGGCCTTGTCACACTCGGAAGTGAATTCTTCATCAGACATGCCGGTTTTGTCAAAGCTATGTTTCTCGACTTTGGGAAAATTCTTTGTAACAACAGAAACCCCGGCAGATTTGGCGTACATAATGTCATAATAGCGCTTTGACATTGCCATTAATTCGCTACCCTCAACACACGATGTTATACTGCCTGCGCCGTCCAAAACCAAATGATTTCGTAAAGCACCAGGAAACTGTTGAATTCCAGTTGACTTATCTCCCTGGAGCGGTCCTACAAGATCATCACCTGTCACGGCCCTATCAAAGTCCCAAGGCTCAAGCACCGTCAAATCCTGCTTAGGGAAAAAGTCACTAGCAATTATTATCCAAG